AGCCTATCCAGATCAATAGCGGCTACAGGTCTTTGAAGGTGAACGCGGCGGTAGGCAGTAAATCAACCTCCCAGCACGTTACAGGCCAAGCGTGTGACTTCATCTGCCCCGCTTACGGAATGCCTGAATTGATTATGAAGGCAATCATTGATAGCCAAATCGATTACGACCAGTGCATTTTGGAGTTCGGGCAATGGGTGCATATCAGCTTTTCCCACGCGCCACGTAAACAAGCGCTAATCATCGACCACTCAGGAACCAGGGGATACAAATGAATGAACTCGCCGCGCTTGCTCCTACTATTCTTGGCTTTTTGGGTGGGCCTGCTGGCGGGCTCGCTGGTGCTGGCTTGCAGTGGCTTGCTGGAAAGTTTGGCGCTAAAGATTCGACAGTTGACGCAATCAAGGAAGCGTTAAACGGCACCAAGCCGGAAGACGTTATCGCGCTGCGAAAGCTGGATATTGAGTTTCATCAGTTCTGCATGGAAAACGCTATCCGGGTTGACCTGGCGCAGATCGAAGTGAACAAGGAAGAGGCCAAATCCTCAAGCATGTTTGTCGCTGGTTGGAGGCCTTGGATAGGTTGGATATGCGGCAATGCCCTGCTGTACGTGGCAATCATCGAACCCATAGCGCGGTTCATTGCAACGATGTACGGCTACACCGGCACGTTCCCAACGATTGACACTAGCCTGACCATGCAAGTGCTTTTAGGTATGCTGGGCTTGGCTGGTTTGCGCAGCTACGACAAGAAGCAGGGGACGGCATAATGGGACTACTAGACGCAGCAACAGACCCACAGTTTCAAAGCGACATTGTAAGCCGTGCTAGGCGGTTTGCTCATTTCAAAACCTCGTGTGTAAGTACCGTCAGAACCTTGTCCAAGTCTTCCAGCAGGTAATCCGGCAGACGGTGCTTCTCTGCAAAGCTCCACGCTTCCAATGCGCTGAGCAGCTTGATCGTTTCTAGGATTTCTGGCTTAGTCATTCGGCTTTCTCCTTTGTGCTGGGTGCTGCGGGTAGTGGCATCCAATGCGTGGCCCATTCACACGGGCAATCAGTGTCGCCATACCAACGCTGTTCACGCTGGCTGTAGATGGCACAAGTCACTGAGCCGCATTTGCCGCCCAGCAATACCTCCGTCCCATCCTTCGGCGCACTCTCAATCGGCAACCAGCCGGGCATCTGTGCTGGCTGCGCGGCTTGTGCGGCTTGCCATGCGATGCCAGCTTCAAAAGCCTCTTGATAGCTTGGCTCACCGTGAACCGAGTCGTACCATTTTGAGAATGCCATCCCCGTCTTTGATGTTAGTGTTTCCATGTCATTACTCGGTCTGTGAGTGGTGCAAATGATCACCTCGGACTGTCGCGCCGCATTTGACGCACCGCCATAGTGATCTGCAATTCCTGTCGTTGATTTCGTCGCCGTACACGTTGCGAATGAACGTCAATTTGTAGTGCTTGCAGAACAAGCGCTTGAGGAAGGCGATCATGATTGCTCCTTAGCATTGATGGCTGCGCGTTTCCCACAGTGGTGGCAGTAAGTAACGCGGTTCTCTGCTGGCCCACCGTCGATAAAGCTCCAGAGTTCGCCACACGAGCTTGCCCATGTACCGGATTCGTCATCGTCAAGAGTCCATTCGCATGGCTCCCCCGCTTGGCTTGGCTGCGCATTCAACCGCTCAATCTCCCGCTCTGCTTTTATAAGCTCGTCGCGCTCGTTGCAGTCGCTCCCGCACGCTTGGCATTGCGCTTGGATTGGCTCCACCGGGGATGCGCCTGCTGATGCGTAAATCTTTTCCTTGAGCGTTGGGTTGTAGCCCTTGTCAAAGTAAAACCCGAAGAACTCGCTTGTGCCGTTAGGCTCTATTCGCTTTCCGCAGATTATTCCGATAGGCTCCTGCTTCTTCATCGCCGCCAGCCGCGCCCGTAGCTCTGCATTCTCAGTGCGCAGCGCGTCATTGCCGATGTGCTTGATGTGCAGCTTGTGCTTGTTGATTTCTTTAATATCTTCGTCGTGCATTTCTTGCAAAACAGTTGCATTGCAGTTCAACCGCTCATTCTCCTCCTGCAAAGCCGCCAGCTTGTCCTCTTGTTGGCGCAGTAGGGCAGCAGCTTTTCGTGCGCTGTGGTTGCTGACTCGGTTGCCTACTGACTCGGTTTCGAGTTCGTTGGCAAGGTCTTGTGTGTCTGTGGTCATGGTGTTTCCTTTTGGATTGCGGCGTCGATGGCGGCGTCTAGGTGCTGACAAACATCGCCCTTCATGATGTTGCCAATTGGCGGCAGTCCTATGCCAGTTGGAAACCCGAAATACTTGTATCCATCGCCGCTACGGTGGCCGCTTGTCTTGCGACGCACCCATTCATATCTGGCGGAGTTCTTGCGCAGCTTCTCAATCTCCACCGCCTGCGCCGCTATCAGTTCTTTCAGCTTGTCGGCAGAGTCCATGCCTTCACCTGCTGTTTGTAGTGTGTTCATTTTGCGTCCTTTGCCGCTATATTAGGTATAGCAGTGTTTCTATATTCCACGGGGGCTAGAGGCTGGTTTTATGGGTGGTCGCGCCACGTTATATTGCAGGTTTTGCGGGATACATTGCGTTATATGGCCCCAAACTTGGCTTGTAGTCGCTCAAACTCGGCGCGTTCACAAATGGTCGCGCTTGCCGTGCCTGCTGCTCCAAGCCCAAGCGGTGGGCCATCTCTGCATCTGTCTCTGGCGTGGGCTTCAGCAGCGCCATGTACCAGCCATCTTGGTATTGGTGTGGCTCTTTGCTCACCTGTGCCGTGTCGCCGTACTCTGCCAGCAACTCGGTCAAGTTCTTCACTACGTCCTTTAGCAAGTAGCCATCAATATCAAGGGTCGTCACTTCCTTGAGAATCATTTTCCGTTCAGTCATCATCTTTCTCCGTGTTGTGTTTCAAGCCACATAACAGGTTCATGGACTTGGAGCCTTCGGCCCAGTCATGACCGCGTTATGCGACGATCCAATCTCAGCGGCTGCACGCACGATTGCCCGACGGGTGGCTGCTGCGTCCCGAAACCCCGGCTCGTCTATGTCAACAGTCTCGCCATAGCAAACGCGCGTTGCATGAGTGTCGATTGCAAGACCTAGCTTCACAGCCAGCCTCATCGCATCACCATCGTCTGTGAGTGGGTTCCACACATCCCCATTTCCGGGCCTGCACTCGGATTTTTCACCAAATGTCCAAGCACCAGAAGTCCATGCAATCTCGGGTAGACCCGCAGCCCTAGCGGCTGTTTCCAGTAGTTCTTCATCAGTCATATATCTCTCCGGTGTGTAGTTATCGGCATAACAGGTCAATCAAGGCCGACCTGCGGCGGCTTATCTCCGGCGTTAAATATCATCAGTCATCCACCACTTACCAGTCACCACACGGCACACGCACATAAACACCAGACCCCACAGGGCGATGATTACCGCGCCGACTAGTGCGCCGAGGATGTGTTGCAACTTCATAAACTCTGCCAATCTGGCCTGCTATCAGCACACAAATTCATCCAGCCGGTGTACTGTTTTGGCGTCTTGACCTGTTCACGCCGAGCTTTGTCTTTGATGCTCCGGCAAAGGTTGCACATTGATCTAGGGCGGTTGTTTCCGTCCTGAGTTGCAAAGTGAACTACAGGCTCAGACTTTCCGCAGCATTTGCATGTGTGCATGGCTTGGCTCCTATGCGGCTTGCTGAATGCTGTTCAGATCGTCAACCATCTTGCTTACTTCGCCCAAGAAGTCGATAACTTCGCTCTCTAACATCTTGATGTATAGGTCATCACGCGGAACCCGCACAACCAGCAAGTGCAAATGCAGTGGAAACCTTGGATCAAAGGAAACAAAGTCGCACCATTTCCTGCCAGTGCATGCCATTTGCCACATCATTTGAGTGATGTATTTGTTTTCAGGCTTGCGAGACAAAAGCGATTTGGCGTGTGTTGCTTGGTTGGGGCATTTGATTTCTAGCAATCCATCGGCGTCAATAGTTCCGTCAGGCGAAGCGCCAGCCATAGCAATCCTTGGGTGCTGGACCATTGCAACCTCTTCAACAATCGCGCCCGTTCTGGCTTCATATGCGGCTCTAGCTAGTGGCTCAGTCTCAGTACCCCATCGCATGGCGTCATTGCTGAACGATGCGGCATGCGTGCCAGTGATGCGCTCCAGCGCAAGTTCTACGCAGTAGTTCTCGCGGCTGGTGCTGTACCCGCTTTTGGTCTTGGCGATCACGTCTGCAATGCGGCTTGCAGTTGCGCGGCCTAGTCTCTGCGCGAACCATTCAGGGCTACCCTGGATAACGTTGATCATGCTGGCACCTCGTCAACTGTACGGGCGGTGGCTTCTGCTTCTAGTGCGGCCTTCTTGTCCTTTACGGCCTGTTTCAGCGCTGCATGCCCGTTCTTGTCCTGCGCGGCTACAGCCTTAGCGCCCTCGGCCTTCCAAACCATTTCTAGCGATTCCTTGGAAACGCAGCATTCAACGGCTTCTAGTGCGCCGATCACATCAAACAGAATTGGCGTCAATTCGCCTGTGTCTGGGTCTACACGCTTTGGCGCGTCTGCTTCAATAATCCGCTCTGCCTCGTCCTGTTCGTAGATTCCAGCAAACCCAAAGGCCAACCGGGCGCATTGAATCATTGCCTTGTGGCGCAGCATGCGGTACGGGTGCGACTGCCAAGGGCCAGCGTTAGGGCGCTTGCATTCAGCCATCCATTCAGTCACCTTTATAGGGTGGCTGCGGTCCTTGCGGTAGATGGTGCAAGTGCAACTATCGGCGTCCTGCGTAAAGTCCATGCCGTCAAACTCGGGGCGGCTGTTGATGATGCGGGACCAGCCATCCAAGCCGACAACAGGAACAATGCCGCCCTTATCTGGGAAGGCGTAAATCTCTTTTGTGAACGGATTTAAGCCGTATTGCTGCGCCACGATTAGCAAAGCCGTCATCTGCGCATCAGATACAGGCGTTCCACTCTTAAAGCATGTTTGCTTGAGCGTTGCGGCCAACTCAGAGCCATCGCCCATGTTGAACTGCTTTGCCAGATTGCTTGTCAATGTTGCTAGTGCTGTTGTCATGCCTTCACCTCTACTAGTGTTCCAAAATCATCTGTAACCGCACGGCCATCCTTGGAGAACTGCGAGTGACCGCAGACCCACCATTCACCCCATACTTCGTTAATTGGCCTCCACCAGCTAAAAGCGCCAGAAAAGCCGTGTGCGTCTTCCACATATCCTGTTTTCATTTCATACCCCATTGGTTGCCAGCCCGTACCCGTGGCCGGTGGTTGTGTTCTTCGTTCATGCTCTTGATTAGCGCTTCCATGTCACGCTTGCCTTGTGCTTCTTCGTCTTCTGCGCTTGGCAGTTGGCTATCAAGCCACCAGATAGCGCCAACAATGAAAGCGATCAGCAGGCCAGTTAGAACGAGTGATGCGTAGGTCATACAGGCCCCCACACGAACAAGCAGTGATAAAGAGTGACCATCGCTGCAAGGTAGGTGCAGCACAGAACGCGCTCATAGGCGGTTAGCGTTTTCATGCTTCACCTCGCTGTTCAATTTCAGCGCAGACGATGCGCAACAAGTCTGCCTGCACGGCACTAGCAGCGTCCCTAGCAACGGCCCAAGCAGCGGACCCAGCAGCGTCCCTAGCAACGGCCCAAGCAGCGGAACTAGCAACGGCCCAAGCAGCGGACCTAGCAACGATCCAAGCAGCGTCCCTAGCAACGGCCCAAGCAGCGTCCCTAGCAGCGTCCCTAGCAGCGGACCCAGCAGCGTCCCTAGCAACGGCCCAAGCAGCGGCCCAAGCAGCGGCTAACTCTGCATCTGTTGCTAACCCGTCTGCATGCCGCTCGGCAACATCAATGGCCGCTATGCTTCGTGCAGCCGTCATAAGGTGCTGCACGCTTCTAGCGCAATCCACTGCATACAAACGCATTTCGCGTTGATGGCCTTCAACTGCACGAAGGCACCATAGAGCGTCATCCAAACCATTGCTATCCAGAATGGTTGTGATTGCCAGCGGCGCATCGTCTGCTTTGGTTTTGCCAAGGTTTCTCAGCAGCTTTGTCCATCCGTCATGGCAAGGGCCGAGCGCCCGGATTTGGTTAAGTGTTGTTTTCATTCCTGCTCTCCAATCGGGTCTGCGTCATCAGCACGCTCGTCTTGCAATTGCTCAATCTCATTAACCCATGAATCGGCGTAAGCCGTCGCAAGTGCTTCGCGGTACGCTGCAACCAATGGGCAGTCAGAGCGCTCCATAACGGCCATCAGTGCAGCCTCTGGGCCTGTATTGCTGCTGTAGTCCCGCACTACTTCAACAATCGGGTACTGGTCGATGAATCCACCGACAGCAGCGCCGCGAAACTTGACGAACGGCACCGACAAGCTAGACGCGCTGACCTTGCGGATTGATTGGGTCAAAGTCTCGACAATCTCGTCACGCACGCGGGTCGATTTGTCTTTGCCGTAGAAGCGGTTTAGCTCTGCGTCGGTGGGCGCTCTATCCCATGCTGTGGTTGGCATACGTGCATTCATGCTGCACCGCCAATCTTTGCAATACGCTCTTTCGCGGTGGCGTATGCCCAATTGGTTGCAGCGGCTTGCGAAGCAAGCTTTTTGCTGCGCTGTGGAACTCCAAAGTCTCTGAACTCGCCTTTAACTAAACGGGCGTTTTGCACCCATGCGTAGAAATCAACACCGTTATCACGCAGGCCAACTATGTAGCCAATTGCGCGGCCTTTTGAGTCGTTTTTTCCTGCACGGATGTGGGCTTCAAAGGTATCTCCGAGTGGCGCTGTTTGTGTCATTTCGTTTACTCCTGGTTGTTTGCTGCGATGTAGAGACTGTAATACGCAAATAAGCGTAACGCAATAGGTTTCTGCAAATAAATTAAAAATAAATCGCTTGCGATGTTGCAAAAAGCGTATTACTATCTACCTCATGAAAACAAATCAACCAACTATAAACAACAGCATACGCCTGCCGGTATCCTACTGGGCCAAGCTGCGTGCTGTGTGGCAAAAATCAGGCGGCGGATGGTTATTAAAAGCCATAGACCGGGAGCATAAACGCATTTTTGGAGTTACCAAATGAAACACGCTCTAGCCCTTGCCGTAGCTCTCCTAGTCGCTGGATGTGGTGGTCAGTCAAATCCGCTGAATATCTGCAATGAACAGGCAGAGGCCGAAATTCAAGCGCGCAAAGAGGTGGCGGCATGAACTTCACCAAACCCCTTGGCCCTTTTGCGATCTTGTACGAACCACGCAATACACCAGCACCCGCACCAATCAAAAAGAACAAATACAAGACCAAGAAAGAGCGTGCAGTTATTGCACTGGAAACGCCACTAGAACGGCGCACACGCCACGCAGCAGAGCGACAGGCGGTGATGGCCGCGATTCTGCGCAAGAACCCATACACCGAAATCGGCTTATCAACAGTAGTCGCGGGTGATCGCGCCGCAGCAATTAGGAGCGCAGCTATATGACACAGCCTGTAGTCATTGGTAGCGCTACTTTGTACCTAGGCGATTGCATGGACATATTGCCGACGCTGCCAAAGGTTGACGCGGTGATTACTGACCCGCCTTATGGGCTGGCCGATAAATTGTGCGGCGGCACTTGGGGCAAGCAGTACGAGGGAGAAAGCAAGGATTGGGATGCAAAGCCGTGGGAGGTGACACCGCTATTTTTATCAAGTGCTGAGAAGTTTGTAATTTGGGGTGGTAACTATTTCAACCTGCCACCTTCGCGTTGCTGGCTTATCCACGACAAAACTATTCGAGGCATGACCTTTGCAGATGCAGAGATGGCTTGGACAAATTTCGATAAAAACACGCGCGTGTTTTCGTATTTGGTACCGCGAGGGTTTTTAGGCGGGCAACGCGAGCACCCAACCCAAAAGCCACTGGCCTTGATGCACTGGTGCATTGAGCAAGCAGGCAACCCCGAAACCATCCTAGACCCATTCATGGGCAGCGGAACAACAGGGGTAGCAGCCATCCAGCTAGGCCGCAAGTTCATCGGCATAGAGCGCGAACCCAAGTATTTCGACATTGCCGTGAATCGCATAGAGCAAGCAGTCGCACAAGGCCAGCTATTCGCACCCGAACAACCCAAGCAAGTACAGGAGTCCTTTATATGACACAGCACGAAAGCATCATCAAACGCCTACGCAAAGGCTGGACAACGGGCCTAGACGCCCTCCAGACATGCGGAACCATGAAGTTAGCTACTCGGGTATCAGAACTGCGCCGGGACGGTTACACGGTCTTGGATAAGTGGGTGGAGGCTAACGGGAAAAGATTCAAGGCATATCGCATCTGCAAATGAATTACTACGAGCGCCACATTGGCGACTACCTGAAAGACACCGCGCACCTCACGCTCTTAGAGCATGGTGTTTACACACGTTTGATGGATGTGTATTACACAAAAGAGAGCCCATTGTCTGGAAGTGATGTCGCAAGACTCATTGGCGCACGTTCTAAAGATGAACGCGCAGCCCTTGACGCTGTGTTGTCTGAGTTCTTTGTATTGGTTGACGGTTCACACGTTCAAGAGCGTTGCTCCCGTGAGATCGCCAAGTACCAAGCCAAGGCACAGAAAAACCGCGAGGTTGGAAAACTTGGCGGCAGACCACGCAAAACAGAAACCACGGTGGTTACAGAAACAGAACCCACAAATAACCATGATGGTTTTAAAACAGAACCCACAAATAACCCTCCCCAGTACCCAGTAACCAGTAACCAGAAACCAGTATTAAAGAATACAAGCGCACCGCCTGACGGCGTTTCGCAAAAAGTCTGGACCGATTTCCTCAAGACCCGAAAAACCAAGGTCACAGACACGGCTATCGACGGAATACGCCGCGAGGCAACCAAAGCCGGAATCTCGTTGGAGACGGCTTTGGAGACGAGTTGCGCTAGAGGCTGGCAATCGTTTCGAGCCGACTGGATGAGAGAGGCCCGGCAAGGCACCGCAATGCCTGCGTGGCGCGTCGAACAACGCAACCGAACCCTGGAGGCAGTACCGAGCATTTCGGAGGCTCCTGCACAACAATTTTTTGAAGTAGAGGCCCGTGATGTCACTCCCGCAAGACTGGGTTAACCGCATTTTTGACAAGCTGACGCTGACCTATGGCCAATCGTTTTTGGACCGTTGGCGAGACATTGACCTGAAAGCTGTAAAGGCTGATTGGGGTTTTGAACTGGCGACATTTGAAAAAGTACCGCACTGCATTGCTTTTGCTTTGGCAAACCTTCCTGCAACTTCGCGGGGTCCTAGTGTTGTGGAGTTCAAAGCACTTTGCCGACAAGCGCCAGAGTTGGAAAAGCCACGGTTGCCAGAACCGAAGGCAGACCCCGAGCGGGTTGCGGCAGAACTTGCGAAGCTGGCACCAATCATTGCGCAAACAAAGGCCGCAGACCCCATGAAATACGACAGCCGAGCATGGGCTAAAAAGATTCTCATTGACCACAAAGGAGGCTTGCGCAGGACTCCAACTGTTGTAGCGATGGCGCGTCGAGCGATGGGGGAAGAAGTATGACCCGCACCTACGCACTTCGCAAGTTGCTGGAGCATGGCCCGCTAACTTTCCCCGAACTGCTGCAAATCACCAGATGGGAAAGAGAGCAGCTTGCTATGGCTCTGGATGAATTGGACATGAATAGAGAAGTCATGACAACAACCGAAAACTTCCGATTCAACACACGTTACGAGATTGCATCATGAATGAAAACCCATCCTTATCTGACGCACTACATACGGATAGCCAAGCAAGACAAGGCTTATGCGTGGTGGGCGGTCAACCAGTTGGCGCAATCGAATCCGCGAGATCACATCGATCTTCCGCGCCTGCTAACCGAGGCGATGCGCCAACAAAGCAGCAAATCATGACCGCAGTAGACGAGCACGCCGCGGCATCACGTGCATGGTGCGGCCACGGCCCGGAAGTGACGGCAAAGCGTGCAGTTGTGGCGCAGATGCTTTTTCAGGCAGGGATTGTCTGATGCGCTACGCCCTACGCACCGACAACAACGCCGCCGCCATTGTGGAGGCCCTGCGCACTGCTGGCGCTGTGGTCGAGGTAATCCATGAACCCGTAGACCTGAAAGTCTGGGCAGACGCTACCAAGGCCAAATTTATGTATGTGGAGGTCAAAAACTTATCCACAGCTTATGGACGTAAGGGCTTGAACGCCAAGCAGTTGCAAGACATGGCAGGACATGCCTATGTGATGGTCACTGATGAACAGGGCGCATTAGGCGCATTAAAGGTGCTACGCGCATGACCAAAGCAGAAAAAGCACACAAGGCGCGGCTGGCAGAACTTGGCTGCATCGTTTGCCGAAAGGAATACGGCATTACTGACGGACCCGTACAGCTTCACCACTTGCGCTCTGGTGGCTGGGGAAGGGGCGACTACACAACGCTTATCCCGCTTTGTTATGAACACCATCTTGGCGACACCGGCATTCACGGGATGGGGACCAAAGCATTTGAGCGCCGCTATGGGCCGCAGTCTGAATTATTAAAAACAGCAAAGGAGTTGATATGACCACATGGCTAAAGAAGCTACGCCTGTACCTGCTGCGTAGGCAGTTGAAATCCACAACGCGCAGGCTGATTCAACTTGCTCTTAATGACAAGCAGAGGTATTCGGGCTACTCATTTGTATCGCTGTACGTAATGCAGCAGCGAAACGACCTGATGGACCGCATTGCAGAAATCGAGAAGACGCTATGAACCATCAACAAATCATCGATTTAGCCAGAGAAGCTGGCCTATTTTTTGTGCCGGAGGCCAACAGCCCACTAGTGAAGATCGTCATGCGTGCGGTGGAAATGGAGCGGGAGGATTGCATCTTGGACATAAAAATGCATACGCCAAGGGATGGTCACGACTCTCCCGGCTGGAAGCGAATGAATAGCCTTATCGACGCCATCAACGCAAGAGGCCAGCAATGAGCGCCATACCTTGCGCAAGCGTGAACATGAAAACTATGGCCGATGGCACTTTGCGCATCAGCTTTGACATTGAGCCAACCCACGCACAGGACGCTTTTCGATTGTTCGCGTCACCTGGCACACCTGCAGCGATTGCTGCGCTACAGGTGGGCTATGCATCTGCATCAAATACCCAAAGTTATCCAGGAAAAGATATTCAGCCTGAAAAGCCAAAGGGCGGGCCACTGTCAATAGAAGCCGCTGCAATGTGCCGCAATCCAGAGTATCTAGCGTGGACGGGGGCAATCTCCGAAGTGGAAGCCGCCGATGCAATGAAGCTTTATTTGGGTATTAAAAGCCGGTCACAGCTAGACCACAACGAAACCGCCAAGGCACTGTTTATCAGAGATTTTCGAGGGCCATTCATGAAACACATGCTGTCACGCGGCAAGAGTAACCAATAGGAGAAACCATGTACCAAGACTACCAACCATCCAAGCCTTTCGAGGACTTCCGAAACATCGTCGTAGGCCAAGCCCGTGTGATTTACGAGGGTGATTCATGGTGCGGGCTGACAGGCTGGCGACTACCAGGGGGACGGATGACGCAAGACCGCGAGGAAGCATACGCATACGCCGTGCGCATGAATCAGTTGCTAGGTGGAGTGCAGACAGCATGACAACGCTAAGAAGCGAATGCAGGGCAACCCTCGCATGGTGTCTTGAGCAACCCGACGGCTTTACGCAGCGCGAGTGCTTTGAGCATTTCCAAATCCATCAAGTTGCTATCAGTAAGAACTTCTGCCGACTTGAGCGAATGGGCGTTCTAAGCCGCGAACGGCTGACAGGCAATCAATTTGTATTCACAGTGACAAACAAGCAACTAGCAACAGATTTGGTAGAGGAAAAGCCTAAGCCAAAGAACGGCTATATCCCGGTCACAAAAAGATCGAACAGGGAAGCCAAACCAGCCAAGCGCACCCGCTGGACTGGCGTATCTAGCGTTTTTTCAATGGGGGCAATGTGAACCAGTACGGGTGCCACAACAGGCCACCCATCGTCACCTTTGGCGCTACATCGTGCCAGTACACCATAACAAAGCTGGGGCAGTCTGATAAGCGATGCCACGGCTGCAAGGAGATGCGAATATTTCCTCTAGCCCCCGCAAACATTGACTAAGCAGCTATCAACTTACTAGCAGAAAGAACATATGAGCATCAAGGAACGATACGCCAGCGCAGTGAATAGTTCTAACCTGTCAGTGAAGTACGAGACGAATTTTAGCGACACCGATTGCCTGGCAGCCATGGGCATCGCCGCGCGCCACCACCCGCTAGGAGCAGCCCTGCAGCGCCTGTTTGTGGACGGCAAGGCCAGGGAATGCGTGGATCTGATGGCCAAGATGGCCAGGGACCACAGCTTTAAGGTCAAGGCCCGCATTTCCCCATATCAAAGCCAGCGACTGGCCGAGAAGGTTTTGGCATGGTATCGGCACGGGGTGTGCACGGAATGTGGCGGAACTGGAAAGGAAATCATCATCGAGCCCAAGCCGCATCTGTCAGAAGACGACTGCCAGCACTGCCTGGGCACCGGCCGCAGGCTGTTTGAGCCGAACTTTACCGCGGAGACTCTGGCGGTTGCATGCTGGTTGCGGGACGAGGTAAGCAAGCACCAGGCGATGGCCGGAAAAACCGCAATGATCGCAATCGGCGTGAATATGGATTTATAGACGGAAGGGCTTGCAAAGCTCTAATTTGTAGTGTAGGATATGCGCACCTACTAATGCTCTGTATCGGGGCGCATAAAAGCAGAGGACGATTTTTAGGGCACAGGTGCCTTTGAAATCGGCCAAACGCATGCTGATTGCAATGGGTGTAGCGGACCGACGCTCACCAAGTCTTATGGCGAAGAGCAGTCAGCAGCCGTTTGGTGAATGCGCAGGCTGATGTGCTAATGACTCCGCTAGATGTGATGGATCAGGCCCAGGTGAAGCGCGAAAGCGTGAGGTATACCTTCAAAGCCGACCAGAGTAGAGGAAGCAACCATCCATCATTCCAGAGATCAGCACTGGACACCAAAAGATCAGCCGCAAGGCAAAAGCCTGTTTGCCTGAACGTCGCATCCTAGTGGTCAAGGGGGGAAATCCCCAAGGGACGTTATGACAGCCGGAAAGACGGCACAAATTCCAAAGCCACTCAGTAGCATACCGGGTGGCTTTTTTTGTTTACGCCGGGTCGCTAATCACCCTCACAAATGCTTATTGCACAAGAGAGCGCACCCGGCACCCTAGTTCCCGCTCTGCGAAAGCATCGGGCTTAAGAGTGTGACGACACGCAGCCAGTGAAAGCCTGGCACCTTTACTTCTTGGTTGGTTTCCTGAAAAGTTCCAGCCCTTCGCAGCTCCGCAGCAATGCCGAGTTGCTTTTTTATTTGAGGCGAACAATCCGTAAGGAACTCGTACAGCAATGGTTAAAGAAACCAAGAGGAAACCGACAGGAGCTGCAGCGTTAGGCGCTGGCCCCGGACGGCCCAAAGGTTTGCCAAACAAGAATAGCGCACAACTCAAGCAGATGATTCTTGATGCGCTCACCCGATCTGGCGGCGTTGACTACTTGGTTGAATGCGCAAACAACGAAAAGACAAAGGGCGCATTCTTGGCATTGATTGGCAAAGTGTTGCCGATGACCATTGCGGGGGATGGTGAAAACCCGGCAAAGATTGTTTTCGAGTGGAAACAAAGAGAATAGTCATTGACTACACGCCACGCGCAGCATTTCAGCCGTATCACGATAGTGACAAGCGATACAGCCTGACGGTTGCGCATCGGCGTGCAGGCAAGACAGTTGCACGCATTAACAAGCTGATTCGGTGCGCAGCTACTGCAACGGTTGACGCGCCCAGGTTCGGTTATCTGGCTCCGTACTACATCCAAGCAAAGGATATTGCTTGGGCCTACTTACAAAGCTATTGCAGGCCAATTCTTGAGTGTGGTGGAAAGGTCAATCAATCTGAGTTGTCCGTCACCTTCGGACACAACGGCGCACAGATAAGGCTATACGGCGCTGAGAACGCTGAACGGTTACGCGGCTTGTACTTTGACGGCATCGTTGCTGATGAAGCACAGGACATTGCGCCAAGTGCTTTAACTCAGGTAATCATGCCTGCGCTTGCAGACCGCAAGGGATGGCTAGACCTGTCAGGCACTCCAAAGGGTTGGGGCAACTTGCTTGGCGAAAGCTACAAGCGTGCTAAGGATGACCCTGAATGGCATGTGCAGCTATTAAAGGCCAGCGTCACAGGGCTGATTGATGCTGATGAATTACGCAGGTTGCGCACGATGATGCCGGAAAACGAGTATATGCAAGAGTTTGAATGTTCGTTTGATGCGGCAATTACTGGCGCTTACTACGCCAAAGAATTGCAGAAGGCGCAGGATGACGGGCGAATTACCCGCGTTCCGTATGACACAGCGTTGAAAGTGCATACAGCTTGGGATTTGGGCGTATCGGACTCTACAAGCATCTGGTTCTATCAGCAGGTGGGGCGCGAGATTCGCGTTATTGATTACCTAGAAGCTGCGGGGCATGGTCTTGACTACTACGCCAAAGAGCTAGACAAAAAGGGCTATCTGTACGGCACGCACTATGCACCTCACGACATCCAGGTGCGCGAGCTGGGCACAGGTAAAAGCCGATGGGACATTGCCAAAGGGCTAGGCATCACGTTTAAGACGCTGCCTGCTGATTCAGTGCAAGACGGCATTAGCACCGCGCGATTGCTGATAAGCCGGATGTACTTTGACGAAAAGAAGTGCGCGATTGGTATTGATGCGCTGCGCCAGTACAGAGAAAAGCGCGATGAAAAGCGCGGTATTAACTTGGGGCCGCTGCACGATTGGTCAAGCCATGCGGCTGACAGCTTCAGATATTTGGCTATGGGGTTTTCAGAGACTCAGCCTAAGAAACACATACAAGCCCGTTCACTATCTTGGATGGGCTAACCCTTTATTAACGTTGTGAAACGCTGTAACCAAACATGGATGACACCCTTAAAGATGACCTAGCAGCTTTTAAGCTGGTCAATGACGCTGAGAAAGAGCAGCGCAAGACCATGCTTGATGTGTTGGAGTTCGTGAAGCTCGGAAAGCAATGGCACCAGAGCGACATGGACAAGCGTCAGAAAGAAGGCCGTCCATGCCTGGTGATTAACCGCCTGCCAGCATTTGGCAAGCAAGTGACGAACGATGCTAGGCAGAACCGCCCCGCGATCATGTGCCATCCGATTGGAGACAAGGCAGACCGCGAAACCGCTGAGATTCTGAACGGCCTAATCCGTAACATCGAGTACACATCAAACGCAGATGTAGCCTATGACACAGGCCTAGACTTTGCTGTGAATTGCGGCATTGGTTACTGGACAGTCAATATTGATTACGCATGCGAAGACAGCTTCGATAAGGATTTGCGCATTGAGCGCGTGAGCAACCCATTCAGCATTTACGGCGACCCAGCGAGTACCGCGGCAGATTCCAGCGACTGGAACACCGCGTTTATCACTGACCGCATTAGCGAAAAAGAGTTTAAGAAGCGCTACCCAGGCGCAAGCATGGCTAACTTTGAAGCTGACGATTCGCGTGATTCGGATTGGTACGAAGAAGACATGATTCGCATTGCGGAGCGCTGGAGCCGTGAGAAGGTGGGCGTCAAGCTGCTGAAATTGTCTGACGGTTCACTGATGATGGAGCCTGAATATCTCAAGCTGCGCGACATTTTGGAAGTGCGTCAGGTTTCCGTTACTGGCGACCGAGCAACAGAAATGTACAAGGTAACGCAGCGCATCATCACAGGCGCTGAGATTCTGGAAACCAACAATTGGCCTGGTAAGTACATCCCTATCATTCCTTGCTACGGCGATGAAGTGAACATTGAAGGTAAGCGCACGTTTCAGAGCCTTTTCCACTTCGCACTTGATCCGCAGCGCAATTACAACTATTGGCGCACGGCTACGACTGAGCTTGTGGCCTTGGCTCCTAAAACGCCATTCATTGGGCCTGCTGGTGCATTTGATACAGACGCGGAGAAGTGGCAAACGGCTAACGTTGATTCTCACCCTTACATCCAGTTTGATGGCCCGCAGATGCCACAGCGTCAAGGCTTCGCTGGGCCTCCGGCTGGTGCATTGCAAGAGGCATTGAACGCTTCGGATGACTTGAAAAACATCATGGGCCTGCACGATGCAAGCCTAGGCGCTCAGAGTAACGAAACATCAGGCCGCGCAATCATGGCCCGACAGCGTGAAGGCGATGTAGCAACGTTTAACTTTATCGACAACCAATCGAGAGCTATTCGCCACACAGGGCGCATTCTGGTTGACCTGATACCCAAGATATATGACGTTGCTCGGATTGTTCGCGTGATTAAAGAAGACGGAACCAATTACAGTGTGCCAGTGAATCAGCCTGTGATGCCGAAGCCGCCAGAAGACGGACAACAGAACGCACCACAAGGCCAGCCACAGTTCCAGCCGATACCAGAAGAACTAAAGGCAAAGCTTGAAGGCGTGTCAAAGGTGTTCGACTTGGCCGCTGGCAAATATGATGTTACCTGCGAATCAGGCCCATCGTTCACTAGTCGTAGAGAAGAAGCATCGCAGCAGATGATGGAATTTATTCGAGTATTCCCACAAGCGGCTCCGTTTGTTGGTGACCTGATGGCGAAGAATCTCGATTGGCCCGGTAGCGATGAGATTGCAAAACGTTTGCAATCCATGCTCCCACCACAATCGCAGGGCGAGAAGCCGCCACAACTGATGCAGGCAGAGCAAGCCATTAACCAGCTTAAACAACAATTGGGACAGGCCACACAAGCATTGCAAGAAAAGCAGACGCAAGACCAGTTTAAAGCACAGGAGTTGCAAATCAAGCAATTCGAGGCCGAGACAAAGCGCATGGCCGAATCTGCAAAAGCGCAGCCACAACAAGAAACACAAGAGCAGCCAGCAGATCACAGCTTTGAGGCTTGGTCGATCCAGTTCAAAGAAGAACAAGCAAACCTTCGTAAGAAGATGGAAATCGAAGCGGCTATGCGTCTGGAGCTAATCAAGCAACAACAGCAGCCTATACTTGGCGAGGAATTGATGGAGCCAGAAGAAGAGTACGACCCAGAAACCGGCGAACTGATGGAAAGGCCAGAGAAGCCGGAAAAGGTAGACCCAATCGCACAACTAGCGCAGATGCACGGAGAGTTAATGCAGCACTTGGCAAAGCCAAAGACCATCATTCGTGACGGCAGCGGTAGAGCGGTAGGGGTTCAGTAATGGCAAACGGCACAGGTACCGCGACGATTGACTTTGGGGCATTTCCCGGAAGCAACGAAGCATCTGTAGCAGTGGCAGACCAAACGTCAATCACTGCGACTAGCAAGGCCGAGGCGTTTGTCATGGGCGATGACACAAGCGGAACACACACCGCCAACGATCACCGCTATTTTTCTGCATTGGCTGGCTTGACATGCGGGACACCTTCCGCTGCAACTGGTTTCACTATTTACGCCCGAAGCACTGAAAAGCTGCAAGGCACATTTGCCCTTCGCTGGGTATGGACTGACTAATGGCACTAGATTCAATCATTCGCGGCGTTACGTCAGGCACTGGCGTTGAAGTTAACGCATCCAATCAAGTCAAGGTTGTGCCTGAGACTGACGCAACCGCAAACCCCGGAAATGTCGGGGCTGTGCGTCACTTTGGCGAAAACGACAGCGGCGCTTTGACTGGCGACATTCTGTTGCGCTCTCCAGAAGTGGACGTTGATTACCGTCAGCGGGTGTCGCATGATGTGATCTTTGATGACCACATTTTCAACACCACGGCGCAGGATACAGGTAAGCACAACTACCTGAATACCACGATGACCAACACGTGGACGGCTGGGCAGTTGACTACCAATGGATCGTCAATCACCACGACCACGACAGGAACGGTGCTAGCTACTTACGCACAATTCCCAATTCAAGGCACGACCACTGTATCAGCCGACACTGAAATTGGGTTTTCTGCGCAGCCACAGTCAAACGTATTTATTGAGTTCGGCATTGGCGTTCCCGGTGCGCAAACTGTAGCGCCGACTGATGGAGTGTTTTTCCGGCTTAACGCTTCTGGGATGCAGGGTATTGCATCATTCAATGGCTCAGAGGCTACAACTGGACTTTTCCCATTGGCCGACGGTGCAGGTACTTGGGCATACACAAATTCAAAGCGATACCAATTCATCTGCTACGTTACAGCAGTCGAAGCTCAGTTCTGGGTGAATGACGGCACAGGCGCAAACTGCTTGGGAACCATCCTACTACCCGCAGGACAAAGCCGCATGTGCATGTCCAGCTATGGCGCGTATTTCCTCAAGCATCGGATTACAGGCGGTGCGGCAGGCGGCATCATCCAAGCAACATTGGGTGCGTACAACGTGCGTATCGGTGGCACTAACCTAATATCTAGCGTTTCAACGGCAGGTAATCGCATCCAGGGATCCTACCAAGGTGGCAGCGGCGGAACACTTGGATCGCTGGCGCGTGTCGGAGCCATCACAACCGGTAACGAGGCAAACGTTACGGCAGCGGTTCCAACGACGACTACAGCGGCTCTAGGCTCAGGTCTAGGCGGTACATTCTGGGAGACTGTATCACTCGCAGCGAATACGGACGGAATCATCATGTCGTACCAAGTACCTGTCGGTACTGTAAATATTCCAGGTCGTAGGCTGTGCTTGCGTGGCATGTATCTATCGAGCTACGTTCAAACGGTAATTGTCGGTGGGCCGTACACAGCCGAATACTTTCTGGCGTTCGGCCACACAGCAGTATCATTGGCAACAACGGAGGCAGCAACGACAAAAGCGCCACGGCGTATCGCCTTGCCTTTCGTTCAACAGGTGACACTCGCGCAAGCAGTGCAGACCACTATCGCACAAACGCAAACATTCTGCGACTTCGGAGACGCGCCCGTTTACGTGAACCCTGGCGAATTTATCCAACTGTGCACGCGGCACATCGGAACCGCTGGCACAACCGGAACAGTAGTTCACCGCGTTACTTCCGTGTACGGTTGGGAGTAATCTAAATGTCTCTGCTGCTGGCGCTAGTAGGGCAAGAGCCTGCACCGCAGCCACAACCAGAAACAGTTTATAGCGGCGGCTGGACGCACTCACAGGCTAGACGCAAAAGCAAGAAAGAGATTTACGCAGAGCGCGTAAGGCTAGGAATATTGCCACCGGCTGTAGTAGAAGCCGCTAAGAAGGTTGCCGAGGTAATAGAAGTACCTCCTGTTTACAAGGCAGATCAGCAATTCATGCAGATGCTGATGATGGAAGAACTAAAGGTAACCACTTGGCTACCTGACTACTCCAGAGCGATACAGATTCAATTAGCGATTAGAAGGCAAGAAGAGGACGACGAAGAAGTCTTGCTTTTGATGTGACAACCAAGCCGCAACGGTACGCGGAGTTGTAGCCCTACGGGGCTTTTTTTGTACCAAAAACGCAGTGATGCGCAGTGAAAGAAGACCCAATGGAACAACTGGGAAACCCAGACTCCGAAGTTCAGGACATCCCTGAGACTCCCGAAGCACAGCCAATCTTTGAAGGCCACGACGATGATGTTCAAGCCGAAACGCTTGATCAGGAAGTTGTGGACGACTCCGAAGAAGTGGACTATGACGGGGAGAAGTACAAAGTTCCGAAGAAGCTAAAAGATGCCTTTTTGCGTCAACAAGACTACACAGTCAAGACGCAAGCACTAGCAGAGCAGCATCGGAACTTTGAGGCGCAGCAGCAGCAATTTGAAGCTGCACGCCAATTTCAATCGCAATACCTGGACGCTGTTTCGGAAGTGCGCGCAATAGACCGGCAACTGACGCAATTTCAGAAGCTGGACTGGAACGCACTATCGGATGCAGACCCAGTGCAGGCGATGAAACTAGACAGGCAAATGCGGGAACTGCAACAGCAGAGAACCCAGCAAGTGCAGTCTATCGAGCAGGCACAGGCAAAAAACCAATTTGATTCGTCACAGGCGACTGCACGACAACTCGAAGAGGCTAAAGCGCAACTGTCCCGCGAAATTAAAGGGTTCGGTACGCCGGAAGTGACAAAAGCACTAACGGACGTAGGGCGTGAAATGGGCTACAAGCCGGAGGAATTGGCAAACGTCAAAGACCCCCGCGCTATCAAGCTATTGCACGAAGCCTATTTGTATCGGCAGTTGGTAGCGAAACAAAAACCCGCTGCAACGTCTGAGGCGATCAAACCGATCACCCGCGTATCAGGGGCAAGCGCTACCAACACCAAAAGTCTAGGCGATGCGAACCTCAGCGATGCTGAGTACAACCGTATGCGTCGAGAGTACATCCGTAAAAACCGTTAACGCCGAGAGGCGCTGCAAGGAAAACAAATGGCTAATACCAATACCGTGCTCGACATGGTGGCTCGCGAGTCACTGCGCATTGCACACGAAAAATCCACCTTTATCTCTACCGTCAATCGTTCCTACGATGACCAGTACAAGAAAACCGGCTGGAAAACCGGCTCTGTACTGCGTGTAGCTAACCCAAACCAGTACACACGTCGCCAAGGTAGCCGAGTGATGGACGTTCAAGACCAGAACGAAACCACACAAGCAATCACCATGGCAACTCAAGATGGTGTGGATATGCGCTTCAACTCTGCTGAATTGACCTTGAACGTCAATTCTCCCGCAGAAGTGGACGCATTCAGCCGTCGCTACATCGAACCTGCCATGTCCGTGCTTATGAGCGGCATTGATGGCGACATGTTGGCTCAAGCCACCAAAGACACTTACAACCTGGTTGGCACGTTCGGCACGGTTGTTGGTGCTGCTGGTGACATTACCGCTCTTGGCAATGCTCGCGCAAAGCTGAACCAGCAGTTGGCACCAAAGGACATGAACCGCAATCTGCAAATTGATTCGGTGACTATGGCCTCAATCGTCAACGGCAACAAGGCGCTGTTCAGTCCAGAAAATCAAGTTAAGAAGGCGTTTACAGAAGGCTACTATGCCCGCTCTGCAATGGCCGACTTTTACGAGAATGAGCGGACCTGGACACAGGCTTATGGCTCTGACGTAACCGGCACGACTGATGCTGCCGCGTTGGTGACAGACGGCGGCACTACATTGAGCATGAACTCTACTCTGGCGGTTGGTACGCTGGTTGTAGGTGAAGTGTTCACCATTGCCGACGTGTACGACTGCCACCCAGAGACAAAGCAGGCTTATGGTCACTTGAAACAGTTTGTGATTACCGCCATCGGCGCATCGACTGTTACGGTTTCGCCTGCTATCACTCTGGGCTTGTCGCCATCCACAGCAGCCAAGCGCAATGTCTGCAAGTCAACCGGCGCACCGCTGGCCCTGACTGACTTCAACTCGAAAACTATCACGTTTTTCGGTGCTGCAAACACCAGCTACCGCAACAACCTGATGTATCACCAAGATGCATTCACGTTCGTTACGGCTGACTTGCCACTGATGGACGACGCTCACAAGTGCGTGCGCAAAGAGCAGGACGGCCTGTCTATTCGCGTGTGGATGGCATCTGACATCCGAAACGATGAATTGCTGATGCGTTTGGATATCTTGTACGGCTTCAAGACTCTGCGCCCTGAGTGGTCATGCAGAATAACGAATTAGGTATTACAAACTAAACAAAGGGCTTCGGCCCTTTTTGTTAATTCAATTTCAAAGGAAAAATCATGGCAATTTCATCTAATGTTGAACGTCTTGGCTACGGCTCCCCTGATGGATGCGTAGCATTTGGCATCCGTCGCGAAGTAATTCCAGTCACAGCAAGCACAACACTGACAGCAGAGCAATCTGGTGCACTGGTGACGCTTGGTGTTGCTTCGGGTTGCACACTAACCCTGCCTGCTGCTGAGGAAGGTTTGCAGTTTGACGTAGCCGTCACCGTCTCTCGCACTAGCAACAGCTACAAAATCATCTGCACAACTGGTGATTTCTTGCTGGGCGCTTACATGGCTGGCGATAACGCGATTGCTACTTCTGGCGATGTGTTTCCCGGCAACGGAACAACCCACCTGGCGCTGACGTTTGACGGCGACACCAAGGGCGGTTTGATCGGTGGGCGTCTGCGCTTCACTGCCATTAGCTCGACACAGTGGTATGTAGAGGGCCTAG